ACATGCCACCGCCATCCCCAGCCGCCGTCCAAGTGTATAGGATAAAATAGGATATGTCAAGAAAAAAATTTAAAAAATAAAAAATATTTTTCTTGTTTTATTTCCTATAATATCCTACAGTCGCTGTATGAAAACGAATCAAGCATTGCAGCTAGTAGGTGGCCTTTCGAGGCCGTCTAAAATGCCTGGCTGGTCTTATGGCCTGCCGGCTGCGGAATGTAAGACCGGTTCGAAGCTTCAAAAAATTAAAGGCAGCACCTGCAGCAATTGTTACGCGCTCAAAGGCTGTTATGTCTTCAAAGTTGTTCAAGCTGCACAATACCGAAGGCTTGAGTCTATAAAACATCCAGGGTGGATCGCGGCTATGGTTCACTTAATCAATTCAAAAAAATCTAAATATTTTAGATGGCACGATTCCGGGGATGTCCAGGATCTGGATCATCTAAACAAAATTTTTAAAGTTTGTGAGTTAACACCTGGCGTCAGTCACTGGCTGCCGACTCGTGAAGCGTGGACCCAGGAACACGTTGCGAGAGCTCCCAGAAATTTAGTTGTAAGATTCTCAATGCCGATGATCGACCAGGCGCCAGCTGGCGCCTGGCCTAATACGTCTACAGTTGTGACTACAGCTGCGACTTGCCCAGCTCCAAAACAAAATAATGAATGTAAAGATTGCCGGGCGTGTTGGGATCCAAAAGTTAAAAACATAGCTTATGGTGAACATTAATTTCTGGTGTCCTACCCCGCTGTGATGGGTCTAACGGGCATGGTTGACATGCCATGGACACAGGCCACAAGCTACAAGCGCTCAAGGAACAAGCAACAAGCTGACAAGCCACAAGCCACAGGCGTGGGGTGGGTCCCGCCCACAAGCGCGTGGATCTCGGTCCCTTCATAAAGTTTTACAGCCCTCTGACCGAGGGCCTTTGGCAGCTCTTTTACCATGATGAAAGTATTCTTCGGATGCTTAATATGGAAGGCAATTTGATGTGGAGAGAAGGAGATTTTCTTAACTTTTTTTAACTTAAGTTCTACTGTGAAAAAGGTGCTATTATCATTATAGCCCAATAGATCAGGAGTGCCATGCGCAGCGGAATTTTCCAATCTAGTCCACGATATTTTGCTTTTATGTTTTCTAATTTCATGCCAAAATTTGGTCTCTTCTTTATACATTTTTTAGTTAAGAATTCGAGTTAAGTGGTATCTCCAACTTTCTTCAAAATCTTACCCATATTCCAGGTCTCAGACTTAACTGTAAACACTAATCTATGAGATTCTCTATGACCAATTATTTTATTTTCTAGCAATTGTAAAGAAGTAACATCATAAAATTTACCGTCTGGTAAACAAACTTGAACTCTTGCATCTTGAGCTGCAGGAGATTTAACCATTTTATCTAGTACTTGTCTTAATAATCTTCCATTCATTCTGACTTGCAATATATCCTATAATTTATATAATTCAAGTATGGGACTACCAAAAAAATTAACTTCGATGCAGATTAAATTTGCTAACTTAATTGTATCAGAAGAAGGAAGAATGACGGCAACAGATTGTGCAATAGAAGCTGGATATTCTAAAGATACGGCTCATGTCATAGCCAGTAGATTACAAAACCCTCAACACTTCCCTTTAGTTGTTGAATACATAGGCAATAGAAGATCAGAACTTTTAAAAAAATATGATATAACTTACGAAGGACATCTTGCAGAATTAGGTAAATTAAGAGATGAATCAAGAAAAAATAAAGCTTGGTCTGCTGCTATAAACGCAGAAGTTGGCAGAGGTAAAGCAGGTGGTTTACAAAACAATAATGAAATACACCTACATAAACATGAGAATACTTCACAAGAAGACATTGATGCTAGAGTAAAAGAAGCTCTTAAATTTTATCAACCTATTATTGATAAGGATGCTCAAGTAGTTACAGCCGAGTTATCTTCTTTACCCAATGACGAGGAATCATCGTCCGATCCCCAAAACTAAAACCATCATCGTCTTTATCGTAAGATGCAAACAGTTTTATAGATTTATCATCTTTAGAATATAACCAACCCTCGTTAACTGGTCTTGCTAATTTCATTTTATCAAATTCTTTTTCAGTAGCCCAACCGCTATCGCTGACGCAATCGATCCACTCCACTCTTACTCTTGGATAGGGTATGTCAGGGGTACTATCAGTTGCTATTCTCTTACGTCTTTTCTTAGGCATATCTACTTATACACCCTATACAACTTTTTTCTAGGAGACATTTTTCAATATTTCATTTTCATACACGCGCGTACGGAAATTTTGTAACATTTGAAAAGTCAATGTTTATGCGTATTGTAACATTTGTAACATGGTCATGTTACAATTTAATCTTAAATAAGTGGCTTATATCAATGTTTATTTAACATTGTAACATATATAGCGTTGTAACATGGTTTTGAAAATAAAAATTTATTTTTTTATCTCTAGGAAAAAACTCTATACGATACAATTAGTTTAGAATTATTCTAAAGTATCATAATATTTGCTAATTCTACCCAGCCATTTGTATTTGTACTGCCTAAATTCCTCATCAGATATTTCAAATTTCTGAAAATAGCCATCTTTTGAACACATTAATACCACACCTTGTTGAATTTTAGTTTGATAGGTATAGTTATGTGCCATTGCATAAGCAGCTAACTGAACAAAATAATCTTCTATCCATTCTCTCTTTTTTGGCTTGTTAGTTTGTTTAAAATCTATTATGCTTTCGCGCTCATTATAAATACCCACCACATCCGTTTGTCCTGCATATAAATCTGGATACCACAAAGTCACCTCAGAGCCCCATATTTCGTTTAAATGACCTTTTATGCCCTCCTCTATCACTTTCTCAGCCATCATCGTTGCTTGTTGCCCTATGTCCGTTAAATCGGCATGTTTCTCGCCTAATAGATAGTGCTCCAATAATGTATGCATAGCTGTTCCACGTGAAGCTGCTTGGTCCTTGATCCTCGTTGCCTCGTCCTTGCCAACTCTAGCTTGCCACGCGGCCAACGAATCTTGTTTTTCTTTAGATTGAGTATTAGACAATATAGTTGTAACTGAAGGTAGTTTCTGTTCACTTATAGAATAGTGTCTTCGACCTTTAATTATCTCTCGCTGAGATTTAGGGTACTCAAATTTTGTACTCCATTTTATAGGTTTACCAATATTATGATATTCTTCTAAATCTTTTTCACTCATCATCATTTAAATTATTTATTATATAGTAAGCTATTATAGCACCAATTAGTAAGCAACTCATGCTATAAAAAAACATACCTATTCCAAAACCAACTGTCATTTATCCTTTGTTAGTATCCATCTAGCTGTCGAGGTTAACGGATCAAAACCATCAAACTCCACCTTAGAACAATTAGTCAAGGTCAACAAGACTATTAATATTATAACTTTTTTCATTTATCTTTCTCTTATAGTTATCAATGTTTATTACTTTAGCTTTTAATGTATTTTTAGGTAAATGAGAGTAATGTTTAATAATTTTATTTATATCCTCTATCTTAGTGTGAGCGTATGGCTGTATTAATAAACAAACATAATAAGCATCTCTAGAACAACATCTCCATCGCCATTGTCTTTTCCAACCTTTAGTATACTCAGATTTATATTTTTTAATGTTTAAAGTTCCTGCACCTAAAGTTAAATGTAGCCAGTTTAATACACTCTTATCTGTCATAGAAATTTCCATTCTAATCTGCCAAATAGGATAAGGTTTTTTATTGTGTGGTTTTTGGCGCATATATTGTTTGTAAGAAATACTGCCTTCACCATCAAACAAACCTGCAATATAAGCTGCATCTGTTTCGCTAATCATAATTTAAATACCTGTAATTCTTTTAATTTTTCTTGTGCGTCTACAATTTTTTGTAACAACTTGTCTATCTCTTCTAAGTGCTGTGGATGCTCACCAATCCCGACGGAATTAGTCAGGTATATTTTGATCGTTGCATCGGCTGCAGCTATATCAGCCTCGTATTTTTTTTCTAATGCATCAAGTATTGCTAATCTCATTTGCCCTCCGTATAATCATTAATTCTTGAATCAGCATCTCTTAGTCTATCAAGCACATCCTCTCTGGTGAGAGCTGCTATCTTTTCTAATTTTTCAATTGTGTCTTTTAATTCTTTTATTTCTGTGCCTGCTTTTCTACACACAGTTTGTAAAAATACTTTTTGTTTAGTTAATTTATCAATTTGCTCTTCATAATTTTTACAATCATTCATAAAAAGTTTTACTTTATCTTCTGAACTAATTAAGTTTGCCATCTTCCTCCTCCTCGTGTGTTTCTATTTCACCTTGGTTCTTGCAAAAAGAACAATCAGCCCACTGTTCTTCTCTAGCTATTTCATAAGGCACTCTAACGAAACCATTACCCTTACAAACATCACATATCTTCTTCGCCATTTTCTTTCTCCTCTTGTTTTTTTATAGCCTTTCTCATCTTATATTGTATGTACCCAGGATCATAACCTGCATAGTAACATACTGTTGTAAAATTTGAAGTTGGTTGTAAAAACCAAGACCTTGCTTGGTCAACCATGTTTCTTCCCTCTTGAAACTTGTATTTACTCTTAACCGCATCATCTGCTGCTAAACCTAACACAGCCCTCCAAAGTTTAAGTTCTGGATTAGACTGCGTATAGTCATCACTTGTTTTTAGCCTTTGATAACTTACCATTAAATTTTTCAACTTTTTCATTAACCAATATATTAACTGTTTGAGCACGAGATATGATAGTGTTGGGCACTATGACCCTTCTCAAACTATCTAGTTTAGTGTATGTATCCTTAGATAAGGAAACATTTTTATATTTGCTAAAGTCTGTCATTTATAACCTTTCTTTTGTATATATAATGTAGGATATCCTATTAAAATTTAAAAGGACTGTCAATGAAATTTTTATTAACAATTTTAATGTGTAGTAGTGTGGCTAATACTTGTATGCCACCCCATACTTTTGATGTCTTGTATGAAGATAGTTATGACTGTTTAATGGATGGATATGTAAAATCTATTGAAAAAATGGAAGAAATAGGCCGTGAAGAAATCAATCAGCACGGGATTTATATGAAGTTTGATTGTAGACCTTATGTTTTGCCTGAGAAGAATCCAGTAGGGCAGCCAATTCTTTTACAGCCTTATACCAATTAGCCTTGTGTTTTGGATCCTTAGTATCATTCCATAGTCTAGCAATTTCATCTACCTTTTTCATATAGACTTTTATGTTCATCTACCTTGACCTCGATATTTTTTTCTTGAAAATTTTTTATTAGGTTTTTTTGAATGACGACCAGGTCTTTTTTTTCTAGTTGGTCCTGTGTATGTATTTACTCCGAAGAGTGGTTTCTTCTTAGCCATTGTTTATCATCCTCGGATAGTTGCATATATCTTATTCTTCCATTTATATGTTGTCTAGTATCTGCGCCACAATTAGTGCATCTATAATAATCTGTAACAACAGCTACTAATACTGTATCTTCTTCACAATTTTCACAGATGCCAACCACAGTGTCAATGGAACCTAAACTAAAATGAATTTTTTTAGACAACCTTTCCACCCTTCCACTGCATATCAGGGAGACCTTCGGTGTACTTCTTACCATCAAAGGTTAATACTTGTTTTCTATTTGAATCTGATTCGTGATAACTTATGTGAACCCATCCACCTGCTGGATCATCTTTATCATAGTATTCCATAATTAGCTGGTCAAAATCTACGTTATTTTGTAGCCAGTAAGCTGTCTTAATATTGGGTATGCCAAAAATTTCTAGGTCGACGGCTTGGCCCAGCGCGTGTTGCGATGTCTTTTTGCTGCCGATAGCTTCACACAATGCTTCTGACCTGTAGCCTGAAGTAATCGTAACGGGCTTGTCAAAATGTGCACGTAATGGCTCAAGAACTTTCCAACATAAATCACCTAAAGCTTTAATCTCACCTGATCCTGGTGTGTTATCAATGCCCCTACGTTGAGCAGTCATTGACTTGGTCATTTCTTTTAAAGAAAAATGTTTACTCAGTTGCATAATTTTTATCTCCTTTTCTACTATATACTTTTTTAGATTTAATTACACGCTGTTTATATTGTGGTGTTCTAACTTCTTTTGCATACATATTTAACCTACAATCTCTAAGTTTTTGTGCAAACCTATTTAAATAAGATAAATTTTTAAATACTTTCTCCATTATTCTAGTATTAATGAAAGAATTTTTTTCTCTCCCATATAAACCTCTACGTTTGCTTTAGATTGAATACATTTATATACTACTCTATCTTTACTAGATTTGTCCTTCATAGCATAACGCTTGGCCTTAAGACATGAACTTAACGACTCGTGATAACGGTGTTCTATAATTTTGTGGTCCTGCAGGAGCAACAAAGCAAATACCATTTCTATCATTGGTGACCGTTCCCGTTTCTAATTAATTTTTCTACATCTTCTGTAAGTTTTTTTGTTCTTTCTTGTAAAAATTCTATGTTAACTGCATTGTTTCTCATGCTCTTTACTTCTGAATCTATGTCCTCTAATAAACCTGCGAGGTGCTCCACCAACATAAAAAGCTCCGCCTCCCCAGAAGACTGACCAAGTTCTCCACGCGGGTATTTGATCCTAAATTCTGTGTTGTGTTCTAAATCTTTTTGCATTAATTCAATCTTTGTGGAGTGTGCGTTTAATGTTTCATGTAAACCAAAATAAGCCCAGGTTCCAATTGCAACTAGCGCGATCAGTGAGGCAACCGTCTTCATAGGCATCTGCACAGCAGCTTGTTCAGAAATTTTTAATGGTTTAGTCATCTTTTGGTTTTGGTTTTGGTAGTATATACCCTTCTGGTGGTATTTTCAACGTGCTGTTATTATTATCTAACGTTTTAGATTCAGGGTTTTTTTCAATATAATCTTCTTTTAATTCATCCCATAAACTACCTGTAGGCATATTTTCTACTTCATCTACTTGTGGTATCACCCCTCTACATTTTGATACTAACAATGCAAAATTTTCATTTTGTGCAAGACTTGGGTTTCTATTTACCTTATTACACATTTTCATTAACTCAAGTTGTTGTTTTAATTGTGCATTTTCTTTTGATGTTTCACAGTCTGTGCCTAAATATTTTCTAAATGTAAGTCTTAATTCTTGTGAGTTGCTTTCGTTCCAGCTACGATCATAATTATCATATTCATAATCACGATTAGATACGGATACATCTACTTCACCACATCTAGTATTACCGTCGTTAAGATATTCGTTTCTGCTATGAGCTGGACTAGCACATAAAGTTAATATGGTTAAAGCTAAAATTAATCCACCTGTAAAATAATAATTCATCCTGGCAATCTCCATAGTTCATCCTAATAATTTATTTCTCTGTTAAGATCTTTAATGTCGTATTCCATCTGCCTAACTTTATCGGCTAAGACTTCGTATAAATTTTCAGCCATTTCCCAAGTTCCTTCTGCTCTTTCTAATTTCGCTATAACTGTGTTAACACCATCAGTTAATACTTTCATATCTCTTTGTATATTTACTAAATCTACTGTTTGAATTTTTTCTATCTCTGCTTTGTTAGCATTAATAGTGTCTGTTAAGTTAACAACATACTTAACACCCGTAAAAGTTCCGACCAAGACCGATGCCACGACCGGAACTAATACAAAATTCTTTTTTAATAACGCTGCTAAATCCATTAGTCTTTAGTCCAAAACCAGCCTTTGATTTTTTCCCAAATCTTACAGCAAATATTTTTACATTTATTAATCATTTTTTCTTCTCCTCGATTTCATAGAAAAACTTATCGGTATCTTCTGTACGCCAAGCTCTACTATCCTCTACGTTCCACTCGTTTGTTTGCACTTTCCAATCAGGAATATTATCTTTTACTGTAAAAGAAGGAATGTCCCATATACATCGATTGTTTGGTTGTGCAGCATAATTACCATCATCTAATGCTAATATATGTGCGCACTTGTGTTCGTGCGGAATTTCTGAATGATCAGTGTCAAGTATATTACTTTCAGGATGTGCAAAGTCAACAGTAAATAAGTATTTACCAGGATGCCATTTTTTATCTTTGCCTATGTATTTACCAGCTTGTCCGTCTAAAATATCCCAAGAATGCACAGAAGGATAATAAGAGAAACAATTCCAAAGCTGTAATTCATCAAGTCTTCTGGTTGGTACGTCTTTGACTTCGAAACCACGTTGAATAAACGCGCTAATTGGGAGGCGATAAAAGATTGCGCCGTTTTCCATAATAGCATGCCATAAGATACTACGACCTGTGATAGAGCTAATGCCAAAGATAATACAGTCTTCAATTTCTCCATGATGTTTTTGTAAGTCATATAAATATTCCTTTTTTATTTGTGCGTATATTACAGGAATGTTTGCATTTAAGTAAGCCATAATTAATCCTTATCATATATATCTCCCCAAGTCTCCCCTGTTTCGTAATCTACTTTATTGGGAACTTCTAGACTAACGGCATTTTCCATAATTTCAATTATCTTTTTTGCCTGTGTGTCAGATTCGACAGATAGATCTAACTCATCGTGTATTTGTATATGTGCAAGAATTCCTTCTTTATATAAATCTAACATTGCTTTTTTTGTCATGTCAGCTGCACTACCTTGTATTAATTTATTTAATGCTTTGTAAGTGTAGGCTCTTCTAATTCCTGGTCCATGTTCCCTGAGTGCATCTTCATGTATCATGGCCTTATGCATACCAAAACTATTTGGTTCCCATAAATGAAAACGGCATAATCGACCAAGAAGTGTACGTATCTGTCCACGTTCCTGTGCACGATTAGATGCCGCATTCATTAACTGTTTAACAAAGGGAACTTTCGCATGGTATTGGTCAAACAATTCTGCTGCTTTGTCTTTTGATACTCCTAATTCTGCTTGTAACTTTGCTTTACCCATTCCGTAAAATAAACCAAGATTAATTACTTTGGCTTGAGATCTAGGTATCTTTGCCATATCAGCCACTGTTCTATGAAAGTCTGTAGATGAATCATTTTCATATTCTTCAACTACATCATAGACAGTTGGAAATTTATGTAGAGCTGCATAATGCACAACAAGTCTTGGTTCTTGTTGTGAGTAGTCGAAACAACCCCAATGACATCCTTCCTCTGGTAAAAATAAAGATCTTATCATAGGTCCTAGATCCTTGTTTCTTGCTGGTAGTTGCTGTAAGTTTGGATTGTTGTAACTAAACCTACCAGTAACTGTGCCACCTGCGTCTGATCTAATTTGATTTATCTCTGCATGAATTCTTTCGTTGTGTTCGTATTTAATTATAGTATCAATAAAAGTGGTGTGGGCTTTGTTTATTTCTCTAGCTTGTGCTATTTGTTTTACTACAGGGTGAGGATGTTCCTGTAAAAAATTTTTTGTAAAGGAAGGTGCTTGTGTTTTTACAGTTCTGTCATAAGGTAATTTTAATTTGTCGAAAACTTTGGCAATCGATCTTGCTGCCCATATTTGAACTTCTATGTTACTTTCTTTTTTTATTTGTGACAGTAGTAGGTTTTCTTGGTATTCTAGGTCTTGCTTCAATTTATGAGCACGCTCAACATCTACTCTCACGCCTAAGAAACGCATGTCGACTAAACAAGGAAACAGATCTGTTTCGAGATTAAAAATAGATTCTATATCTTGATGAATAATTTCTTTTTTAAATATTTGCCATAACTCTAGAGTTAATTCTGCGTCTTTCTCTGCATAAGTTCCGACTTCCATCGCAGGTAACTGCCATAGATCTGCTTTAGGATCTAGGCCTCTTGACTTTGCAGCTTCGTTTAATGCAACTTCAGATTTACCGTGACCAAGATAGTCCCAAGACAAACTGTTAAGATCATACTTAAATCTATTCTCATCTATGAGACTGGCAGCTATCATAGTGTCAATCACTAAACCATTGATTTTTATACCTAATTTACGTATCCAACATACGTCATACATTGCATTATGAAATATTTTTGTAGCATCAGACGCACAGATATCTTTGAACCATTCTAAGGTTTTCTTTCTATCCATGTTTGGCCCTGATCCGTGAGCAATTGGAAAATAAAATTTTCTACCTGGCACAGCAACAGCAATACCTACCACCTCACCTAAACCAATTACAGAACCTGATCCTCTTGTTTTAAGTTCAGGATCTCTTGTCTCTAAATCGATTGCGATCTCATCATAAGATCTTAGATCTGGATATTCTTCTGGTTCAATCCACTCTGTCTGTGCTTCAAATATCGGTATCTTCATTCATTACCTTTTTTATTGCTAGTCCTAATTCTCTTGCGATTTGTGGGACGATTGCGTTACCGAGGGTTTTGATTCTGTTAACTCTACCTTTGTCCAATCCATAGGAAATCCCATTAGGAACTCCACAAAGGTCGGATTCAATTTGCCACCAACTGCGACGTTCAGATTTGTTCCCTTTCTCTTGTACTGACTCGGGCCTGCATTGTTCTTGCTGTCGTTTACTGTTGGAGTGGGTAACATTTTGTTTTTCTCCAAGTACAACATTGCGTCCGATAGTTTCGCTCCGAATGTCGACTCGGGTTTGTTCTTCTTTCTTAGGATAAAACCTCCAGACTTTGTTCTCTCCACTCTCTCCGATTGTTCTCCACCCTCTTCGCATCCCACTGTTGGTGTTGGATACATTTTCACTGCTCTGTTCAGAGTCATTTGAACGTGTTTGCCTGTCTTCGGATTGTAAGCTCTTTCGTTCGGTTTGAGTGGTGATCCGTCTTTGCTCGTTAATGTTTCCACTATCTTCTCCCCTGCTTCTTGTGCCGATGGTGTTGGATACATCATCTTTACCATTTTGCTCAATCCTGCTCCCTTGCCCGTCTTCGGATTTATCCCACTTCTCTCCGTTGCTGTAGGTGTCGGATACATCTTCATCGTCTCTGGATCCACTTGCTCTCTTAGGTTCGCCGGTCGTGTTCGTCCCTTCCTGTGTCCCTGTTGCAGTTTCAGTGTTCCCTCTTTTGATCTTGGAGGTAAGTGATCCATTGTGTTCGGAGTGGCCCACAATCCAGACTCTGTACCTCTGGTGCCAAGCACCGATGCCTGAAGCTGGAATAAGGAAACATTGGACTTCGAAACCTTCACTTTCCAAGTCGTCTTGCA